AGGTCCGTCCGGCGGCGCCGTGTCCTCCGCCAGCCTGATCCCGCGCGAGGTGGTCCAGACCGAGGACTTCGGTCAGTTCAGCCCGGACAAGATTCTGTCCGGTCAGAACTACCTGGATCCGCGCAGCCAGATCGGCTACCCCGAGACTCTGGGCGGCGTGCTGCGCAACGCCAACCAGCAGGTGCGCTCCGAGCCCATGAACCCCCGCGACCCCGTGTCGATCTTCAACCTCAGCACCATCCCGCCCGACACTATGCGCCCCAAGTTCGAGATTAGCCCCGAGTATCAGTAGATAAAAAGTAAATAACTTGGAGTTCTATAATGGACTTCAAGGCCGCAATGACAGAGTGGGTCTCTTTAAAAACCCAACTTGCCGCGGCTCGCAAAGATCTCTCGGTGCTCAACCAGCGCGAGAAGGATCTTCGCAAGTTCGTGACCGAGCACATGAAAACAAACGAGATCGATACTGTCCGTGTCCAGGACAAGATCCGTGTGAATTACAAAAAGTCCAAGACGAAGGGATCCTTGACCAAGGATGTTATTAAAAAGGGTCTAGGAACCTTTTTTGGAGGGAACGAAGCCCAGGTCGAGGGGGCGTTCCAGGCCATCATGGATGCTGCACCAGTTAAGGAGAAGGATGGTGTATCCATCATAGGAATCAAGGGTCTCCTTGAAAACTAAAATGGGCCTAGGTGACGAGTACTCACGGGACGCGTTCATTTTTGAGACGGTCCTTGATACAGAAGAGCTCGATGAGCCGGAGCTCGAGTTGGATCCAGAGGACTGGCAGGCCATGTATTCAGATGAAATTCTTGACGGCTGGATGTATATTCGCGAATTCGTAGAGGAGCGTTACCTGAAGCTCAAGGCGAGCTATCCCAAGTTCGTTGAGCTTATCATGGAGCCCCAGAAGTGGTTCAGCAACGGCCCGCCCGAGCCTTGGCAGCTCGGACTCTGGTCCAAAATTCGAAAGATCCATGTGATCTCAGAGAGGGTCTCCGCTGAGAATTTTTGGGCCTGGTCCGAAAATTTTGTGGAGTATTTGTAAATGATTGACATTACTGGGCCCAAGGTGCTTGTCCCGGCGCTGCTGTTCGCTGTTCTCAGCCCGGGCCTACTGCTGGCCGTGCCTCAGGGCGCGGGCCTGCTGGTCCAGGCCCTCGTGCACGCACTGGTGCTGTCCGTGGCGTACTGGGCTATCGCCAAGTTTGTGCTGAAGGTCACGCTGACCCAGGCAGACCTGGTGGTGCCGGCGCTGCTGTTCGTGCTGCTGACCCCGGGTGTGGTGCTGACCCTGCCGCCCCAGGGCGCGCTGTTCTTCTCGGGCAAGACGAGCCCGGCGGCGGTCGGGGCGCACACTCTGGTGTTCGCGCTGGTGTTTGCCTTCCTGCGCAAGCAGTTCCCCGCGTCTTACTAAATTAATTAGTCCCTGAAATCTAGATAAGTATGGTCAGGCACCTGGCGATTGGACCGGGAGCTATGGGACTGTTCTTATTTACAGGGGTCCTAGCTAAATTAAAACAACAAGGCCGACTCGATAATTTAGAAGAAATTTCGGGTGCGTCGGCCGGAGGCATATTAGCCTTCCTGTTTCTCGCGACGAAAGGGGATATCCCATTAGTCCTCGACTTCACTATCGGCGTGCCCGTGAAACAGATTATGAAACCAAATATAAAGAATCTCATAAAAAACTACGGCCTAGTCCCGAAGGAGAAGGTCCGCAAGGTCCTCAGCGAGGCTTGTCAGCGATTCTTGGGCAAATCGGACATCACATTTGAGGAATTGTTCGAAATTAACCCTATAAAATTGCATATCGCGGCGTATTGCGTCGACCTCATGAAGACGGTTTATTTTTCGGTCGATACTACTCCTAAACTAAGTGTTATTGACGCCGTCTGTGCGACTCTCGCAATTCCATTCTTGTTTTCGGCTATCAAAATGCCTGACGGCTGGTCTTACATAGACGGGGGCACCGAAGAGAATGTACCGGTCGGGCCTTTTCTGGCCAGGGATGAAGTACTTGCCCTCAGGATAGGCTGGGGTAGACTCGGAGAAATTAAAGACATAAAAGATTACGCCCTGAGTATTCTTTATTCGACTCTAAAAATGAGATACAACTATGAATGTCAAATAATCGATGTAGAAACGCGCGACGATGAAATATGGAACTTTGGTGCATCCAACGATTCGAAATTCAGGATGTTCATGGCGGGCTATTCCCAGAATATTTTGTGAACAAAATGTATATGGTTTCGGCTCCTCCTGGTGGGGCACAAAGTCCCCGCCGCCGACGCTCAGCCCCCAATGCCCGGCGGCGCGCATCGGCGTCCCCACGACGCGCATCGGCTCCAGGTGGCGTGCGCGTTTCTCCCGTGGCACGCCGGGCCCTGTCAGCTTCACCCGGCGCGCGTCCCTGGGCAGGCCCCCGCCCCGCTCCCCGCCGGTCCGCACCAATCAAGGGTGGTAAGCGCGCCTCCCTCGCCAAGCTTCTGACGGGGGCTCTTGCACTGAGCGCATCTCTGAGCGGTGCGGGTGGCCCTTACATCGGCGGCCGCCCAGGGCGCCCCACCACCACAGCCATCGCCGTTTATCCACTGGGTTCTTCCGGACCATGGCATTTTCCATCCAAAAGTTACCCCGTGAACCTTCACAAGCGTCAGCCGGTCCTCGAGTGGGTTCGTCCGCGAACCAAGCCCCACCGCAAAATGTTTCCAGGGGGACAGGCTCCCCGGGAATGGTATGAGCCAGTCATGCGCGGTACGAATCGCCTTGGCTTGGCGCGTAAATTGGGGGTTCCATTCGGCGGCGCGTCCGTCCCTCAACCTGTGATTTCCGCTCAGGATGTCGTGTTCCTGGCCAATAAGGGCATAGTGTTCCCGAAGAAGGTTATGGAACAGGCTATTGCGGGCGAGCCCATCCTTTCAAACCGTAAAATACCCGAATGGGCCCTGGCTCCTCAGAGCCTGCCCAAGGGCCTGGCCAAGAAGGCGGCCCTGGCGGCCCCCGCGCCTGTGCGTTTTTCGGCGCCTATGCAACTCGCACTGCCAGCAGGTGCATCCGAGGCGGTGTCGGGAGTGGCGGCCAAGGTGCTCGCCAAGGCTATCACCGCTCCTATAAAAGCCGGACGGTATGTCGCAGCGATACCAGGTCGCGTGGCCGGTAGCGTCCGCGCCTCGATTTCTTCCGCTATGGCGAAGGCCCGCTCGGTGCGCAATACGGCCCAGAGGGTGCGTTCTGCACAGCGCCGCTCCACCAAGCGCATCCCAAGATAATTTCTCCGACAAATTCAAATGAAACACATCATTCGTTCCGGATACACAGTCCACCGCAAGCGCAAGGTGATCACGGTCCACCGTGACGGCAAGTCTTTCAGCTATGTTCGCCCGGCGGGCGTCAGCCGCGTCAAGCCGACGCCCATTCCGGATGTGGGCGCGGCCGGCAAGGGGCCCAAGCTCATCGGCAAGCTCAAGAAGGGTATGCTAACTCAGTACGGCTACCACCCCGTCGAGGCCACGACAAACCGCCACAAGGCCCTGTCCAGAGCGATCACGCACGGCCGCGAGAAGCCCCTGGCCGTTTTCCGCCGTCTGTACGCCATCAGCACGCTCACCAAGCGTACGCTTCCTCGCGCCTCTAGCATCTACAAACAGGATGCCAAATGGATCCGCTCCAAGTACGCTAGCCATTTCTCAAAAAAGATGTGAGCCCCTAGTAATAATAATGAACCGGAACGAGTTGCGTGCCCGGCGCAGTGCCCGCGCCGCGGCCACTTTTAACCGCGGAGATGCCCTTGTGCACAACATGCAAGTGGCTCTGGCGGCCCCTGTGACCCAGCGCCGCCAGGCGGTCCGGGGTGTGCTCCAACAGCACCCCGCCGTGGCGCTGTCCCTGTTCAGCCCGGCCATGCTCAGAAGAATTCTGTTAGCTCTTGGATTTACTGCAGCGGCCGTCTCAATAGCCGTTCACTTCCCTCGGCTGCCATCCGGGGGCGTGCAAGCACTCGCCCCCTCCACCGCCAACGGTCCGCTCCCACCGGCCGCACGGTCCTGGTCAAATCGGGCAGTGTCAATGCTCCCTACGCGCACCCAAGCCACTAACATTGCCGGTATAGCCGCCGCGGCTATCAATCCGGCCTGGATATTCACGGCCATAGGTGCATCATTTACGGCCCGGACTCAGGATGCTATGGAGCACACCGTCCGCGTCTACGAGAACAGCGTCAACCAGGCCGCGGCCCGACTGAACATGTATGTGAGCTGGTCAATGTTCATAGCCTTCCTGGCCATAATCTCTCATTTTATTCCCAGAATTGCCCTCAATGTTCGCAAAACGATACATGTTCTGACGGCGGGTAACGCGGCGCAGGCGGCGATGCTGGCCGGCAATGTCGCCACGAAGGCTCTGGGCCCAGGGGGGTCTCGTTCCCGGTCGCGCTCCCGGTCGCGTTCTCGGTCGCGCTCCCGCCGCGCCCGTACTCTGCGGCTAGGGGCCGGACGACCCGTGCCGACCCTTCCGGCCCCGGGTGGGCGCCTCCCGACCAACACCGAGCTCCTCGCGCGCCTGGCCTAGGACCACTCTATGGGATCCCATATCCCATGAATTTTCAATTCTAAAGGAAAAAGTGGTTCGATAGACCAATCACCTGTGTGACTCAGAATATCCATGAGTATATGAAAGGCCCATATCTTCCGGGCCCTCCAATTTGGAATTAAAAATAGAACCCATAATGAGTGGGGAACCTTATAAAACCATGAATAGGCCGGCCAGTTTTTTATCACCGACCAGGGCTCTGTCCTCGGTGATAAAAAAAGTGCCATGGGCAGGTCAGGCGCGCAGGACCATATTGCGTCCTCCAGACTCAAAGCCCCGAAATAAAGCCTGGTTGTGACCAAGTGGCCAAGCCACAGCATTAAAACTAATTGAATTTTAAAATTAAATGGAGGCGACGCTCGAGACCATGGCCCGTGACATCTGGCAGCAGCTCGGCCCTGGATACTCCGAGGCCGTCTACCACTGCGCCTTTGAGGTCGCTCTGCGCTCGCATGGCATGTACTACGAGACCGAACGGATCGTCCCAGTGTACTACATGGGCCAGAATGTCGGGCACATCCGGGCCGACCTTATCGTGGATCGCCGGACTGTGATCGAGCTCAA